GTTAATAGACTTTTTCCCCTGCTTTTATGGGAAGATTTAATTCAGAAAAATTACTAGTAATAATCCACCGTCTGGTAGCAAGTTTGAACTAATATATTGATTAATCTCTAGATCTGCAGCTATATTAAATAACTTGTGATCAGAATATAAATCTCTCATCAATAAATGTCCAAATGCTATGTGTAATAATTCATGCCTAATCAATCCAACTCTATGTGGTTCACTTAGTTCAGTGAAAAAATTAGGGTTAATTGTTAACTGCATACCAATTCCATGTTTACTTACACCTGCTGTAGATATACGGTCACTGAATTGTTTATTTATACCAATTAAAAAAAGCCCGTAAAAGGGCTCATCTAGAATTAAAGTTTTGGTGGTTCTTGCAACACCATCTTGTATATTTATCATTTTTGTGGATATAATATTTTTAATAATATTTTTTGATAGACAACATAATCTCCAACATTTTTTACTGTAGAGTTAACATTTTTACCAACTAATTCTTCAGGTTTATACTTTTTATCAATAGCAATAAGAAAACGTGCTCTTTTTTCAAACAAAAATGATTTAGTAAATAATAAATCTAAAACATCTTTATCATCAAAGTTTAAGTTTTTGTAATTTTCTAAAGCTAATTCAAAGTCTTCTTCCTGACCCATAAACATTTCACGTAATGAAAAAAACTCTTTAACTGTTATTCTTGCCATCTGGTAAAATTTCTATAATTACTCCAGGATTAACTTTGTCATATTTGTATTCTACAAATACAGGTAATATACAATCTGCATTATCATCTTCAATCCAACCAAATGTAACCATATCATCTTGCACTGTTTGTGCGGGATTAATATAATCAAATTTATGTTTGCTGCCTCTGATAAATGTAAACTGGATACTTACGGGTTGTTGATGTTTGGCTAATTCAGCTTTAAATTCATCAGCGTACTGTGCATAATAATCTTTAGCTATTTTTCTATAATTTACAACAGTTTTGCTTGCTATAAAATACTTACCGGTCCATCTTCTACCATTTTTACTACTTGGGACTGAGCCCGGTATGAACCATTTCATTTTTTTATCTGTTTAAAATTTCTTTAAGTATAGGTTTTAATGTTTGATGTACAATATCAAAACCATGTTCACGCATAGAATCACTAATATCTTTAGACAAGGGCAATGCAAAGCCATCTAGATTATATAAACTTTTATACTTATCAATTGCTAGACTACCTGCAGTATCATTATCAAAGAATGTGATTACTTTTTTGTATTTCTTTTTTAAATGCTCAACAACATGGGGCTTAATCATTGTATTCTCACTGTCTGGTGCCAGTACTTCAATGTTATAACCAATACTTTTAAGACATAAGGCATCTTTTAATGATGAACAAATTACTAAATAAGGTTGAGTGTAGGTTAATTGATCAAAACCTTGAAGATATGATTTTACTTTATGAAACTTATGTTTACTTGATGGTTGATATATCTTATACAACTCATCATCTTTATCAAAATATCCATAGATAGAATGTCCTTCAATCTTTAACTTCTTAACTTCACTATTTTCTTCTTTAATTAAATTGTAATACTCAATAGGTTTAACATTATATTCTTTTAATAGGTTTAACCCTATTCTAAAATTTAACCAATATCTACCATCATTTTCAGTCCACTGTCTTGTATTAACAAAATCAATTTCCCATTTTGCTTGAACTTTAAAAGATACTTGTTCAAAATCAGTTGTTTTAACATAATTGTTATAATCATCTACTATTTTTCTAACAGCATCTCTATATTCCAAATTAAACATAAGTTTAACTAAGTCTATTTTGCTACCATTTTTACCAGTTGAAAAGTCCTTGAATTTATACATATTTATAGATTTATCTACATATATACAAAAGCTAGGAGTTTTGTCATTAGGATTAAAGATTGATTTAATCTTCACATCCTGACCTGTTAAGGGTTCTGATAAGTTTAAATAATATTGAAACACCCAATAGCTAGGAACATCTGAATCTTCTAATACTAAATTTTTTGTGTTAAGCATATTAAGAATATAAATAAAAATGGGACTGACATATTATAGCCAGTCCCATAATTAAATTAATTATTACAAATCAAAATCATCACCAGAACCAGTTGAAACGGGTTCAAACTGACTTGTTGTAGGTGAATTTTTCTTCTCTATTTTTCTTAAGTGATTAACATTATTGCTATCAAAAGTTAATAATTTAGAATTTTCAACATTCAATGCTTCTATAGGCACACCTTCTTTACTAATTTTAGGTAAGTAAAGATCATTGTTTACATAACCCTCAGTGTTTTCCCACTCACGTGCACCAAGACATACATTTACATATGTTGGACCTGATAATAATTTATCACATTTTACCATCCAGTCTTCAATTGTATTAGCTTGAATAGCATCTAATCCAGCTCTTTTATCTAAAGCCTCAGCTAAAAATATCATTGCTTTCATTACCTCAGTATCTCTACTAATTTCTTTACCACTTGGTAATGTAGTGTCTTTATATGGATAAGGTGAATATCTCACTCTTCCTACTTGACCTTCATAACGTGCACCGTCAGGTTTATTCATATCTTTTAAAAATCCTTGAAAATCTCCTGTCATAGGTTCTGTTTCTACATGTAACATAATGTTATATGCTTGAGCATCATAAGGAGTTTTATCAAAACTAATTGAATTGATTTTTACTTTGTGATTTCCTGTTCCAACTACTGGTTTCTCTTTGCCTGAAGCGGCTGACATGTCTTTAGTACTTAACATAATTGCTTTTTTAATTAATTAATTTTATTTATTCTTCATATTTTTTGATGCAATCTTTTACAAATTGCAGATTGTTTGGGATGAAGTTTTCCTCAAACATTCCTTGGGGTGATTTACATGTGTTCTCTCCACTGTTTTGTGTTTCAAAACCATAGACAAGTTCACCATCATCATTTTTACTAACCTTACCAAATAAAACAATAGAAAATAGGCCTTCCAAAGTTAAAGCATTATCAATCATTTTACCAATTGTTTTTGCTTTAATTTTTCTATTCCCATTAATATCAGTTGAATCTTCTGAGTGAGTCAAAAAGAATACAGTAAGATCATCTCTCAAATCTTTAGGTAATTTAGCTACTTGAGCTAAATTTGCTGCAATTTGAGTAAATTTCTCATAACCTTTTTCATTTGCTCTATCAAAATATTCAAAAGAACTCATATATTGCCAATCATCTACAACCAAAGTCTTGATGTGTGGCATTTTTTCATTAACATGCAAAATAGCTTTAATAACTCCTGCTGCAGAAGATGATGATGCTAAGTTACCTTTTGGATTGTCTTTTGAAATTGCTGAATACATTCCTTTCCAACCTTTAAAAGGTAGTGGTTTGTTTGCAATATTAATTACAAAAGTTTCATCAGGATTTAGATGTCTGATTGATGTTGATTTGCCGGTCCCTGAGTCAGCAATGATTAATACACTTTGTGCCATATTTATTTATTATTTGTTAAGGATACTATTTAATGTTAATTGAATTGCTTTAAGTGTCTTATTAATATCAAGCAAAGCTTCAACTAATCCTGGTACTTCTTTTTTATCTGGATTAGGTAAATCAGGATTAGCAAAGTCATGGATTAACTTACCTCTGCTTGTTACATCATTTATAATTTTTAACTCACTAACAGGTATTATATGTCTTATAAATCCAGTACTTGATTCAATTAATTCATACTCTTCTCTCCAATGAGGATTATGTTTATGAAGATACAAAGTTCTTTTTGGGTCTTCTGTATCATAATTTATACTTACAAATTCAGTATAAATATCTTCATTCTTTTCAAACTCACTAGGAAAGAAACTAACATATAGTTCATCTTTTCCACTTGGCCTATAAGCCATTTTAGGGATATACAGTGCATTAATTATCCCATTAGTTTGGAAGTAATCTTCATGCTCTTCTCTTAATGCATTTACCTTAACTTTACGTTCATCAGGTGTTATTGCCATTTCTTTTGTTTTATTTATATTTTTAGTATTTAACATTGTATTTTGTTTAAATTATCTTCTTTCTTGAACTGCTGGTGTAGCCATTTCTTCAATTTGCATTGATTCAAACTTAGCTTTAAAGAAACTCATTCTAGTATCACCATTTCTTGCTTTAAGAAAATGTAGTACTATGGTTTTATCATCTGCAATAATATATCTATCCGGGCCATAAAATCTAATCTTTTGCTTTGCTGGTCTGTTGATACCAATTAAAGTATCAGCATGTTGCAACATAGCATCAGAACCAAATATATCTGACTCAAGAATATAGTTACCATACTTACCATCTATTGCTCTTTCTGGGTTATCTATATTCCTATTAAGTTGAGATAAAGCAATAAACAAACAAGGATAGTCACGTTTACATTGAGTAAAGAACTCACCTAATTCAAATAACATATCTAATGTATTGTTTTGATAAGGTGCTCTTTTAACCAACATTGTGTGATCCAAAGTAATTATTGTTTTTACTCCTTTGT